TGCCATGTGTTTTAGTCACAGTATCAGATTGCGGTTGTCCTTCAGGGAGGGTGTAGGGTACCTACGCCCCCTTTGTTGTCCAGTCACAAGACAGAGGAAGGTCGCGATTGCTCACCGACTTTTCCCGTGTCTGAAGTTCAACCATCTTTGAGCTCTTTATGCGGTTACACTGAAGATGAGCGAGCTGCATGTTATCAACACTCGCAGGATCTCCGCCTTTGGCCACAGGAATGATGTGGTCTACCGTCGCACTCCACGGATCAGGAAACTTCTTATCGAAGTCCACCGGTCTCCCGCATATTCCGCAATTGCTTTGGCTTGAGAAGATGATCTTCTTTGCCTTCTGGTATGAGTTCTTTGCCCATGTATGGTCAGCTCTGTTAGGTGAAGCCATCAGTCTACCTCAAACCTCGACGGCTTACGGAAGGAGGCTCTTATGAATTCTCCGACCTTGCCATCCCTGAACGTCTTATCATCCGTGCTTAAGAAGTCTGCATCTTTGTTGACCTTGTCCTGGCTGTATTCTTTGACATCTGCGTGATAAACATACGGAATATTGTTGATATTGCCATATAAGCTGCGCATCTGGGGCGAACTCGCAAGCTTGAGAGCCTTCCTCATTCCCTGCTTATCAACCAGCATCGGAAGATGAACGTCAAAATTGACCGTAGAGCACCGCAGGCTTATGAGTTCTTGCTGGGCTTTCAGCAGTGTCCTGGCATAAGGGTTCAGTCCGTTCAGATCGTGATGCAGTTCATCGATCCTTCTCTGAAGTGTTCCGTCTGAATAATTGACAAAATCGCCCTTAAACTTTTTCAACACGAAGAAATCATCATTAAATAGAAAGAACTCCTCCGAGATCTCGCTGCATTCTATTGCCTTCCACATGGAACTTTTAATCATTCCCCATTTTGTCGTTCCTGTCTGTTTGTGTGAAATGGATCTGTCCGGCTTGAATCCTTTTGGCATCCCTCCGATGAACCATACGTTCCTGTGAGGGAAGTTCTTTTCGACAGAACGGAGACTGTATCGCAGTTCTTCCGGAACGATATCCTCTTTCAGTATGTAGACAATGTCGTGTGGCATGATTTTTCTCCAATAGAAAAACCTCCGAGGGAGCGTGAACTTCTCGGAGGCTCAATTAAAGGCGGTTAAACCTAATTGACTAATTACTTATTACCACAGAAATTAGTCCTATTTTGTCCTATTTTTTCATATTATCTAATGAACTTTTGATATATCCCATCTTATAGGCATCATCCAGCACTTTTCCGAGATCTATCGCAGGAGCTTCATCAATATCTTTGATATATGAGTTTATTGAACAGTCTTTGCAATCAATTCTTTCTTTTGCCGTGCATGTTTCGCACTTCTTCTGAATCTTCTTCTTCAGAACATCCGCATCAATAATCTTCCCGATCATAATGTTCTCCTTTCATCATCTTTTCACGTTCGAGCTGCGCTCTTTCCTCTGTCTGGTGAATCACGGCCATAAAGCCAGCTACCATTATTCCGAGACATCCGCCTGCAAACAGTCCCACAACAAAAGCCACAAATGTGCTGTTATTCATGGCAAATCACCCCTTATTCGGTCTGTTGTCGTGGGTTATCCAACAGATGCAGACCAAAGTTGCACAGATTATTGCCGTTATGATTATCGCTTTCATGATTACACCTCCAATGGAATTCTGATTTCTTTTTCGCCGTAATAGGCAAGTATTTTGGCAACGATCTCGAGCTTGGGAGAAATTGCTCCGCTCTTATAGGCATAAATGGACTTTCTTTCCATCCCGAGAGCTTTTGCGAGTTTCGTATCATCGCCCTTTTTAGTCAGTTTGTTATTCAGATATCTCTGAAACCACTCCGAGGCAACAATACTGTTAATGGTCGGTTCAGTGTTTCTATTCATACGTGCCTCCGAACGTCCTTTGATATATCTGGTTTGTCCAAAGCTCAGCTTGGCGTATTCTGACAGCTCCGCACAGTTCCGGATCAGTTTGAGAGTATCTTTCGAGCAAACTCAGAAGCGCCTTCTGCTCATTTATCAATTCCGTGCCTTTTGCCGTTTTGCTCAAGCTGTTTGGATTATCAAAACAATGTGTCATGTGAATACGTTCCGAACAGTAAATGCGTCTTGCCTTTGCCAGGCATTCGAGATTAAAAACTTCATCCTCGCCATGATCGAGCCCCGGTATAAAGCGGATATCCTTAATCAGCGATGCCTTATACACCTTGTTCCAAACTCCAACCCAAAATTTAGGAAGGTTTTTGAGATAGTAGGTCCCGCGCTTGTTGAAGAATTTAGGGAAGTCCACACCATTTGGCCGTCTTCGGCAGTGATTTAATTGGATTATCTGTTCTTCGGGTTCTTCCTTGATAGCTTCTATAATCTGTTCGTAGGCATCTGGGACCATTATGTCGTCTGCATCCAAAAACGTTATATAGTCCGGTTCATAGTTCTTAAAGAGATAATCAAGAGCCTTGTTTCGCATCACCGATACCCCTGCATGCTGTTTGTCTTCCCTGCAAAGGATATGGAACCTGGAATCAATGCTGTCCCTGCATCTCTGAAATAGTGCTTCCGTGTTCTCATCAGGACACCAATACGGTACGATAACCGCAATGTTCATAAATACCTCCTTAATCTTGTGTTGAACTGTTCAACGTCATCCGGCTCATCAACGTCGCAAGTATAGTCAGTTATCACGGTGTAATTATGTGGAGTGACATTGAGCGGAGTCTTCCTGATAACTTCCCATAGCTCCCAGGAGAGCGGTGACCGCTTAAATGCGTGATGAACTTCGTGCAAGTGTCTTGTTTCTTCAATGGCTGCCTTAAGGTGCGCCTGATCTGCGACTTTTAATGCGAACGGTTCCACCCACGGCTTGAGATACAGTTCAGAGAACGGCCTTGCTGAACCAAAAAGCTCAATGTCGTTTGTCTTGACGGTGATGATCGTTTTAATGGCTGTCGGCGAGAAAACAACATCACCAAACACATAACAGCAAGGTTCTTTCATTGGATAAAGGCCGTCAGTCCAAAATCCGCATTCGTGTTCCTTGTACTGGTTGTCATGATGCAATACCGGAACACCAATTTTATCGAAGGCGGGATCATTTGAGGAAATGGCAATGTCGGAAACATTGTTTTCTCTCAAAAGTCGGATAGTACGTTCCACGATGGTTTCACCCTGAATGACGGATAACTGTTTCGGATGAGGCCAATTCGGGTAAGTTCCGCCGCACATGATAATGTACTTCATTCGTATTTACCCTCCGACAGGATCTTCCTCATTTCCTCAAGCATTTCTCCGTGGATCCTGAAAACCGATGACTTACTGTAATTCGTTTTCTTGATGATCTGTGTCCAGGGCAAAAATGACAGGTACCTGTATTCTGCTATCTGGTACTGTTCGGGCTTAACCAGCTCTGAAATTGCCTTTTTGACCTTCAGCACCGATTCCGTGTAGACCTTCTGATCTTCTTCGAGCTTAATCTTAAGTTCCGAAAAATCTGCGAGGGTGTCTTCATGTCTCTTCCTGGCTAAATCCGCATCGTGGTTCTCATCGCCGTCGCTCTTGTATTTGGAGGTCCCGGAAGCAAGCTTGTTTTCGATAACGCTCAAGACATCCTTGTCAGCTTCGAGCTTAATGTGTGCATAATAGGCGGTTTGAAGCCATTCTTTGACATATTTGTTTCTTCTCATGGCTTTTTATCCTCCGACTGCTTCGCGTTTGCCTGGTCAATGAGCTCCTGATCTATATTGGGGTTCTTCATCTGCTTTCCACAGTTAGCGCAGAAATTCAAAGGAGCCTGAGCTCTCCAATTTCCGCAATGTGAACAGACAAGTCTTGTGAATGAACCGAATCCGTTCCTTTCAACCTCGGGCTTCCAAAAAGCGCCGTTGTCCTCGGAAAGGTTGTCAATGATCGTGCAAATGTTGTATTTAGTCCAATTGGTCGTGACGGCATTCTCAAAGTGTGCTTTAAGTCTGTCTGCTTTTACTATCCTGGTATCACTCATCGTCTAATTCCTCCATGTTGATGTAAATGGCTGCCTTTTCTGAATATCTTTTGATGACGTGGAGATTTACCACTTGAGCATCGTCTTTCCAGAAGCCCAACTCTGTCATGCAGTCCTTGATTTCCTTAACGTAGTTGTCGCAGTCCGGTCTCGTTGTCTTATACTTTCCCCAAAGCTTCTTAGGCTGTTTGACGTTAAAGTAGAGACATACAAGGAGTCTGATCGGGCGCTCGGAGGGCTGTTTCGGTCTGTGAGGCTTCATCCTTACGATGAACTGGTCTCTCGCGGTCTGTACTTTGTCTTTGCGATAGTGGCCGATATATGGAACCCTCTTGCCTTCCTTATACTTGTATCGGATCCTTTCTCCCTTCTGCTGGGCTGTGGCCTTTGGCATTGTCTCAAAGTTGAGATAGAACTGTATCTTCATTCGTTCCCTCCTTCCTGTGCTTCCATAGCTGCATAGTAGTCATCAATCTCTTTTTCGAGCTCGGCTCTCGTCTGGCCTTTACGGAATCCGACCATAAACGATGGCGGAAGCAATAGCTGTTTGTCGATTGGTCTCCATAAATGCAGGCAGTTGGTCATGTTGTTGACGTATTCGGCCTTCGGAGGGTGGATCTGTATGACCGCTTCATCGGCTTTGAAGAAAACATCCTTCACGGTGCACATCTGTTCCCAGGTCGGGATCTTGCTCCTCTTAACCGGTGCAACAGATACATGTTCCCATCCTCCGCCCCAAGAAGCGACAAACGTCATGTCAGTCCTGTCTACGTTCATGAACCCTCTTATGCCATCGTCGCTGATCTCGACGTTGTCAGAGTAGATATGCCTTCTGTCTGACAGGATTTCTTCTATTGGTTTCATGTGGTTAATCCTTTCTCAGTTTGAAAAGGTCAATTGTTTGAAAAATGGTGCTCATTTTGCAAAGAACACATTCTTTTGTGAAATCTCCGTTATCAAAGCCCGGGCAAAAATGGCAGATGCGACTCGTTAAAGCTCTGCAAAGACCTTCCGCGTCAATTTTCCCTTCATCATGCTGTTCAATAACAATGTCTCTTACTATAAGCGGGACCGGATAACTTCCGTCTATCGGCATATCTTCAACAATAACAATTGGCTTGGCGGTATCAATTTCGTGCATTACTGAATCATAGAGTTCTGTCCATGTCTCGTTGCCCTTATCCGGAGCTAATTGTATTCTTTTCTTGAGTTCGTTTCGGCTGATTAGTGCATCTTTCATTGTTTTCCTCCAAAACATTCATTTTTCATAAGGGAGAAAACCTGCAATATCGTCATCATCGTCATCGCCCCACATATCCTTCTCCCATTCGATCTGTGCTTCGATGAAGTTGTCTATGAATTCCGACTCACTCATTCCGTCCGGTATAGCGGTCACTTTAGCCTTCTTCTTCGGAGGCTCGAGAGCCATCTTATCTGATCTGGCTATGAGATCTGCTCTTGGGATTAACTTGATGATCTCCGCCGGATTCGGGAAATAAGGACTCGTTTTCATGTGAAGCTTCGCTGCTCTCAGAACCGCATCAGCCTGATAGCCTCCGAGGATCTGTTCCCAGATGGATGCAGTGGCGGAAGGATCCTGTATCTTGATATTCGGGTAATTTGCCGATATGATCGCCAGCAATTTGACTGTTTCCGCTCTGTTCATATAAGTCCCTCCTGTTCTGCCAATGCGAGAAATGGATTCCCTGACGGTATGGCTGACTTTTTCGCACTTTCGTCTTTAAGTTCAAAAAGACCGCGCCATGATTTCATGATTGACTGCTCTACGATGGCCTTGACCATTTCGGGATCGTTTTGGGCAAGATTGAAGGCTTTTTTAATGGCAAGTTCGAGTGCTTTTTCCGTAAGTGGTGCTTTAATCTTCTTGCGCATCTTGATGAATTCTTCAAAAACAGCCCTGATTTCGGGTGAAAGAGGCTCTAATTGGGCTGAAAAAGGCGCAGCCTTCTCTTTCTTTATCTCGTTTGTTAAAGATATCTCGTTTGTTAAAGATATCTCGTTTGTTGTTACTCCCCTTTTACGGAAGTTCGGTTCGTCGGAACTTCGGTTTGACGGAACTTCCGTTTTACTGAACTTCGGTTTGACGGAACTTCCGTTTTTGGTAAGTTCGGAGGACTCGCAGATGGTCCATTCGCACGAATAGAAATGACCTGCTCCGTTTTTTCTCTTCTTTTGAGAGATATATCCGGCTGTCTTGAGTTCTTTGACGAGTCTCATGATCGTCTTTTCACTTAGGCCCGTCATAGATGAAAGTCCGTTGTAATTGAATTCCCAATCGTCCGGAAAAGTCAGGAGGAAGGCAAGGAACCCGCGAGCCTCAAAGCTGAGACGTTCGTCTCTGAGAGTCGACCACGCCACGCGGACGAACTCGCTTTTGTGCTCATCCCTTTGAATCATCTCCATCTCCCTTCTCTACCCAAGACTTGCACTTGGTAAACCATTTACGCACCGGCACAGGTTTGCTCTTTCTCGCATAACAAAAGCCATCCGCTATGAAACTCCTTGTCTCTTGAAAGAATGCACAATGTTCGCAGTCCTTAATCGGTTCCATCGTCTACACCTCCGAAACTCTTATAGGTTTCCCTGATTACTTCAATGCCGCCTCTCTCGTCATCCCAGCAATACGCGATACGCATGCCGAGTTCGAGAATCAGTTCTCCCTTCGGATCTCTTATGTCAAACGAATAGAAATCGGTCCCTATTTCCGGGAAAGCTTCGCGGGTATCAACGTTGATGACCAGAGAAAGTGGCTCATCGGTATATTTGCGCAGCGATTTTGCGATGCTCTCACAAGCGTCCGAGATTTCTGTCTCGAGGATCTTTTTCTTCATTTCGCGCCTCCGATCTGCTCCGCCTTCTTGAGCATGTTCTCGATCTGAATGATCGTGTTCTTGACCGGGATCATCTCGCTGCCGATCTGCACGACAGTCTTCGCGCCGTATTTGAGCGAGGACTCATACTTGGAGCCTTTGATAATCTCACTGAATCCTTTAATGTTGTCGATGTTGAATATAAGACGCTGGCCTAAAACGCCATGCAATTTGATAAACATTACTTCTTCCTCCATTCTATAAACTGACTGAGGTACAGGATGTCTGCAGGAGTGCGGTAATTCTCCGGGACGCGGGTAAGCACTTCAAAATGCGTTAAGCCCGTTATCTTATCCACCCAATGGCTGCAGTCCCACTGCCATTTGACATTCATCGATTCAGTTCCTTCTTCCTGGCATTCTCCCGTGTAGCCGTTCTTTTCGGTTTCATAGGGGACGTACCATTTGCAGTCGATACAGTGAGGGTTATTCCCTATCTTGTGAGCCATATAGTCACCTCGCGATTAAAACGGATCAAAGAGGTTCTTACAGTAGTTTTCCGGAGGATCTACTGTCGTCTCACCGTCAAAACCTGTCGAATAAATAACCTCAACGGTGTCCTTCTTCTGCCTTTTGAGCAGTTTCATATCAGACCGGAGCTGACGGTTTTCGAGCCTGAGCTGTTTGATCGTGTCTTTGGTAAATATCGTCATGAAAGCCACTCCGCCGGCAAAACCTACTGCCAGGAGAGCAAGTGAAAGCAAAAAGAATAAAAGTTTCATAAATAACCGCCTTTCTATATGCAGCTATCGCTGCGGATTGTTTGATTAACGGATGAATATACAAGCAGGGGCAACGCCGACGGCACCGACCGCGCTGTTGTTGCCCAACGAGCCGCCGGCGTACACGCCGCGGACATCGACGGCGTACCACGGGGAGGGAGACCGGAGCCACCACCATGTAGCATCTCCGTCGCCGTCTCTGTAATCGTCATAAGGGACGCGGTTCGCATATCTGATATATTCATGAATTGAGAGTAAGAAGACCGGATCGGCATAGTAGCCTGTTTCGAGCTCTTTGCCGTTTTCCATTAACATGTCGGGGAAGTGCTTAATAACTCGGCCCTCAAGTTTCGGAGCGAGCTCCTTGAGTAAGAGCTTCCTGATGTCCGATTTCCTATAATTCTGGTCATTAGCCTCCGAGAAAACGATGTTATCCTTCCAGAGCTTCGCCATTATAGCGAGGACACCCTCGTCTCCGCCGCACTCTTTTCCACCCATTTCCTGATAATTAGGATCCAGACACACCCATTCAAAACCACAATAATTGAAGTGGTCGCCTTCTTTAATGTTGCTAAAATCGGGTTTCTTGTCTTCGATGAGCTTTAGCTTTTCCTGAAGCTCCGCAATCTGCTGTTTGATGTCTTCAGCAGACAATTCTTTCTTCTTTGCCATTGTTAAACCGCCTTTCTTGATTTGAACTGTTTGTCAAAATCTCCTTGAGTTTCGAGCTTGTGTTCTTTGACGATGATCGCGTTCCAGATGGCACGCTTTTCGTCTTCCGTGAATTGCTTTTTGCCGTGGAGAACGTCATACAGTCTCCGGACCGACATACATCCCGCGCTCGCAAGTTCATCCAACGTTCTGAAATATCTTCCGAGTTGAGGATAAAGACCGGAGCGGATCATGATTGTTCCCTTGTAGCCATTTCGGGTACACACTCCGTAAAAAAATACGCATGAAAGTATTATCATCCAAACGGAGCGCCTGTTTGAGAGCCATAATCTCGGACTGTGAAAAAGACCTACGGCCGCTGATCTTTGCGTTCAAAGACTGTCGTGTCATGCCTATTTTGTTAGCCAGGAACGAAATTTTGAGACCGCTGTCCTTAATGTATGACCTCAGTAATTCATAATTCATCGTTTTACCTCCTTCCTCAGTATGTAGCCGTTTCGGGTACAATTCGAAAATACCACTTTGTAGATTTTCCGTCAACATATTTTTCCGTTTTGTTGACAAATAATGTACTTTGTCATTAAAATGACATTGACGGAGGCGGTTATATGAATAAAGAAGAAGCAAAAAAACAGTTTGGTAAAAACCTTAAAGAACTCAGGCTCAAAATGAATATGTCTCAGGATGAGCTCGCAAAGAAAATCGGATATAAGGGAAGATCTGCTATCAACAAAATAGAAACTGGTGTAAATGATATGCCGAGAGAAACTGTTATCCGGTGCGCTGAAGCTCTGGGTGTTTCGCCTATTGAGCTTTTTAAGGAAACAGTTGAAATTGAAGACACGGAAAGCGCAACAGATAACGATAGGCTCATCAAGTTCGGTAATTATATAAAGGCTCTTCGTGAAGCTGAAGGTTTATCACAGGAAGAGCTCGCAATTAAGTCAGGCTTCGCTGGAAGAGCTGCTATCAGTGCCATTGAAAAGGGAAAGAATTATATCTCTATTGAAAAACTTCCGGAACTTGCTTTTGCTTTGAATACCACACCAGGAAACCTCGTTAATGTTCTGGCTGAAGTCAAAGAGGAATCTTTAACCGCAGGACTCACTCCCGAAAGCATCATAAAATTAAGAAGCTATGCAGATTATTTGAGATCAAGTCAGAATCAGGAGACTTAACAATGAATGAACCTATTCCCAGATGGGACGGCCGCCGCTGGCGCATACAAGTCAGAAAAGACGGGAAGCGTTTTTCGTTCTCTTCATCTGTGCCGGGTGCAAAAGGCCGCAGAGAAGTTCGTCAGAAATATGAGCGCTGGTTCTACGATGAAGGAACCGGAGAGAAGACTGTGGGCCGTATAGCCTCCGAATATCTCGCTGACGTTCTCGCCAGATGCGGAGAGAACTCCGCAGCATACGAACAATATGAGTGTTATTTACGCAATTATGTGCTTCCTGTGTGCGCGAATAAGAAAATGAATAGAATGACACTCCGAGACTGGCAAGGCATCATAAACGGCGCCACAGGCGAAAATAAGCCACTATCTGAGAAGACTTTGAAGAACCTCAAAGCGATCATCAACGCTTTGATTAAATTCGGATATGAAGATTATCAATGTGAGCCCCTCCGAGGCTCCCTTTACATTCCGAAAGGACATTCGAAGAAAGAAAAGGAAGTCCTGGATCGTGATGACGTTCGCAGGCTGTTGGAACCTTCAAGGCTCTGGTATCATCCCGCCTTTTGTCTCGGTGTCTTGACCGGACTCAGGCCCGGAGAGATCCTCGGTCTTCAGC